ACTTAACTTAGGACAAATAGATACAATAGTATCGGCATCAACTCTTACAAGTTATACTTCATCAACAGGAACAAATACAGGCACTGCACCAATTCAATTTATAGGTGGTACATTTACAATAGCACCAACCGCATCAGTAACGATTGCAGGTGGTCAAATTACCGCTATTACACTTACTCAAAAAGGAAGTGGATTGACGGTTGCACCAACTGCAATATATGTATCACAATCAGTAACGGCAACAAATTATCAAGCATCTGATACATTTAATATCACATATGATGTATCTGGTTCAACTGCAGCAATTTTATTTAATACATCTGGAAGTAATAATGGTGGATTTACTGGTGAAACAATAACGGATACGGATGGTAATGGTGATTTCACTTTATCAACTTTAGGAGCAGCATCTTTAAAAGCAAGTGCTGTAAATGATGTTGAATCTGTATTTGGAACTTCTGCATTTGGTACTAAAGATGCATATGTATATGGGTATTTCAAAAATAGTAGTATTAATTTAGATTCACACGCATCTGCTTCTGTAACGGTATTAGGTAATCAAAATTTTGGATTTGATGCACAAGAAGCATTGACTCCAATGATTAAATCACAAACAATTAGTGGTTTAAGAGAAAGTTTATTTCAATTTGAAACATTGGGTGTTGGTAATTCTGCAAATACTAAAGTAAAAATAGGTATTTCAAATATTAAAGCAGCTGGTTCAGTAAATGGAACAGACTATGGTACATTTACAATTGTAGTAAGAGATTTCAATGATACTGAAAAGAAAAAAGTTGTATTGGAAACTTATTCTAATGTAAACTTAGACCCCAATTCTCCAAACTTTATTAGTAGAGTAATCGGTGATAGAAAATTATCAATTGATTCTTTAGGTAAAATAACTGAAACTGGTGATTGGGTAAACAATTCTAAATATGTTAGAGTTACAAATTTAAATTATAGTGCACCGGTACAAGCGGTTCCATTTGGACATTCGGCTTATACTTTACCGGTTTCTGCATCTGCAGCAATTGGTTCAAAAATACCAGCAGTAACATTTGGAACGGGTTCAATTGACCAATCAGGAAGTATATATTATGCAGGTATTGATTTGGATTTTAATACAGATAACTCAATCTACTTAAAACCAATCCCAACAGGTGTAGGTGTAGGCTCTAATTCGGTATTTGGATTGGATTCACTTACATCAACAACAACCGCACTTACAAATTTAGTAGTGGGTGATACAAGAGCACAATTTATAGTAGCATTCCAAGAAGGATTTGATGGTATGAATCCAGCAACTGTATCTAATTTAGGTAGTGATATTACAACTGAAAACTCACAAGGTTTTAACTTAACAAATTCTACATCTTCTGGTTCAGTAGCATATATGAAAGCAATCAACGCTTTATCTAACGCAGATGAGTGGGATATCAATATGATTGTTGCACCAGGTGTTATTCAAAGTCAACATACTTATATTGCAAACGCATTAGTAGATTTAGCAGAACAAAGAAGTGACGCATTTTTATTATTAGATGGTACAAAAGCAGGAGATACTATTACACAAGCAGTAACTCAAGCAGAATCTTTGGATACTAACTACGCAGCATCTTACTACCCATGGATTAAGACAATTGATATCAATACAAACAAATTAATCACAGTTCCACCATCAGTATTACTTCCAGGTGTATTCGCAGCAAACGATAGAGTAGCGGCAGAATGGTTCGCACCAGCAGGTTTGAATAGAGGTGGTTTAACAGGAGCAGTTAGTGTATTAAATAGATTAACTCAATCTGAAAAAGATGAATTATATGACGGAAAGGTTAACCCTATCGTTCAATTCCCAGGACAAGGTATCGTAGTATTTGGACAAAAGACATTACAAGATAAACCATCTGCATTAGATAGAATCAACGTAAGAAGATTATTGTTAACAGTTAGAAAGTATATCGCATCTACTTCAAGATATTTAGTATTTGAACAAAATACTTCTGAAACAAGAAATAGATTCTTAAATATCGTTAACCCTTATTTAGAATCAATCCAACAAAGACAAGGTTTGTACGCATTCCGTGTTATAATGGATGAATCTAATAACACACCAGATGTAATTGATAGAAACATTATGAAAGGAGCTATCTACTTACAACCAACTAAGACCGCTGAATTCATTCAAATTGATTTCAACATCTTACCAACTGGAGCAGCATTTAACGGATAATTTAGAAAACAGATATTTATATAAAAGAATTAAAAAATAAAGTAAAATGCCAGAAATATTAGAGTTTGATAAAATTTTCTATAAGAATTTTGAACCTAAAGTAAGTAATAGATTCATTATGGAAATAAATGGTATAGAATCATATATCATCAAAACAGCAAACAGACCAACTTTCTCATCGGAGCCTGTTGTTTTAGACCATATTAATGTACAAAGAAAAATTAAAGGTAAATCAACTTGGGATGATGTTAATATCACTCTTTATGACCCAATTGTACCATCAGGTGCACAACAAGTCATGGAGTGGATTAGACAATCACATGAGTCATTAACAGGTAGAGATGGATACGCTGCTTTCTATAAGAAAGATGTTACTTTCTATTTATTAGGACCAGTTGGTGATAAGGTAGAACAATGGACTTTAAAAGGTGCATTTATCTCTCAAGCAAATTTCGGTGAATTGGATTGGTCAGCAAACGACCCAGTATCGATAGACTTACAATTAACTTATGATTACGCTATCTTAGAATACTAATCTAAATAAAATTATAAAACAAAGGGATACCCACAAAGTATCCCTTTTTTATTTTTTGAAAACATAATATATATAATAAAGACAAAAGTTATATTATGGAACAAAACATTGAACAACAAGTTACAAGAGGTTTGGGTGGATTTCAACAACAAGGACAAAAATCATATCCATTCCCAACAGAGGTTATATCATTGCCATCTAAAGGTTTGGTATATCCAGAATCATCTCCATTATCAAAAGGTGAAATTACTGTTAAATTATTAACTGCAAAAGAAGAAGATATTCTTACTTCAACAAATTTAATTAGAAAAGGAATTCAATTAGATAAATTATTAGAAAGTATTATAGTTGATTCATCTATTAATATAGGTGATTTGATAATTGGTGATAAGAATGCAATATTAATTTCAAGTAGAATATTGGCATTTGGTCCTGAATATACTATAACAGTAAACGACCCTGCTGAAAATACTCCAGTAGAAGTAACAGTTGATATGTCTAAACTTTCTATAAAAGAAATAGATGAAAGTAAATTAAATAGAAATAATGAATATGAGTTTGTTCTTCCTAAAACAAATACTCCTATTAAGTTTAAAATAATGACTCATAGTGATGAATTGATTATCGCAAAAGATGTTGAAGCAAGTGAGAAAATATCTAAACAAGGAAATGAAATTCAAGCTCGTTATAGAAGACTTATTACCGAAGTTGGTGGTAATAGAGATATGGGATATATAAGTAATTTCGTTGCAAATCAATTATTAGCAGCCGATTCAAAAGCATTGAGAAAATACATAAACCAAGTATCTCCAAATATTGATTTAATATTTAATTACACATCTCCATTTACCGGCGAAACGGAGGCGCTGAGTGTCCCGGTAGGGATTGACTTTTTTTACCCTGCCGACTAACTACTCACAGTTTTTACACAAAAAGATATTTAACTTAATATATTCGTCAAATGGTGGATTTAATTGGCATGATGTTTATTTTATGCCTGTCAAACTAAGAGAATTTTATTGGAATGAATTGTTATCTACTAAAGAATCAGAAGCATCTGCTATTGAAAAAATAACTAATTCACCCAAATCATCATCTACGAGAAGAAGATAAACCATTTTATTTTATATTTATATAAAAGATTATAAAGTCATGTCCAAATTAATATTCGAAAGAAATATATTTCAAAAATTATTAGATACATTTTTCAAAGCTAAAACAAATGGTAATGAAGAAAAATTTATTTCTAAAATCAAATATACAAATCCTGAATTAAGTAAAGCATTTAAAGATTTAGATGACTCAATTGTATCTGGTCAATTAAAACTAAAATCTATATTACAAAAAAGAGGATTAGATACAACCGAAATTGATACATTTTTAGATAAATACTACGACAAAGCATAATAAATGGCTAATAGTAAAAAATCACTTTCTAAATTAGAACAAGAATACAATAGGATAAATCAATCACCTGTTACGGATGGCAAAGATGCTGCCGAAAAACTCAAAGCGTTAGATAGAATTACTAATGAAATGAAGAGGCAGAACAAATTGATGGCCGAACAAATTGATGATGCAACGGAATATGATGGTATTTTAAAAAGTATTGGAAGTAAGGTTAGTAAAAATAATAATTTTTATAAAGAAACTGGTAAAATATTAAACTCAACTAAAATACAAATGAATGGAATAGCATCCATTCTAAAAACATCAACGACCTTAACAAACGAACAAAAAGATGCAACATATAAAGTTGCAGGTGGATACAAAGATTCAGTATATTCCGTTACAAAGATATTAGATTCCTTAATTCCTGTTAAAAAAAATAACAATGAAATTAGAGATGTAATACAACAACAAATAGAAGAACAAAAGGCCTTCATAAAAACCATAGATACTACTACCGAAGATGGTAAAGACTTAAAAAAAGTATTAGAAGCACAATTGGAAGTATTAGAAAAGATGGGCCCGGCAGCACAAGCTGCAGCACGTGACATGGAAGCAATGGGTGATGCGGGTGAAATGTTATCTAATACTGGATTTGGTAAAGGTTTGGATAAGTTTTTAAGTGTAACTAAAAAATTTAGGGGTGGAAAGGGTGCCGGTAGTATCGGTGAGGTTGTAGGTAACTTACAAAGTAAAAGAGGTGCAGCCGGTATGTTAGGACAGGCTGGCAAAGGTATGGTTGGTATGTTGGGTGGTGTTGCAAAATTCTTAGGCCCTATTGGATTGGCAACCGGTGCAATTATGGCAGCTGCTAATTTCTTTAATAGTGGTGCGGCTGCAAAAACTGCAGTTAGAATGGCTGCATTGACCGGTGGTAATTTAGATGAAGCTGGTAAAGATGCAATGAAGGGTTCTAAAGAATATAGAAATATAATCACAGAATTCAATTATGGTTTACCAAGAAAACTACAAAGACAAGCCGCAGAGGATAATTTCGAATATAATAAAAGTTTAGCAACCGATGCTTTACAATATGACCAAAGTTTAGTAAAAGATGGTATTAATTACGAAAATAGTTTATTAAAAGACCAAATTCAATTTAGACAAAACCAGGAATCACAAACCTTAGATGCAAATAACGCTCAAAGAAAGGCATTGTTTACAAGTGATATGGGTAGATTTAAATCGGCTATATCGGTTTCTGAAAGAGCATTACAAGCAATAGGTTCATCGACTCAGGCAGTCTTAGATACGGTAAAAAATGTTGGTATTTCATTAGCAACAGGACTATCATCTCAAGTTAAATTAGCCACTGCAGCTGCAGGACTTGCAACACAATATATGTCATCGGCAGATGATGTGTTATCAATGAGTAATACGTTTCGTTTAATGGACAAATCATCTGCCGAAACTGGTGCAAATATGGCAGCAGGTGTAGGTGCATTTGCAAAGTTAAATGATATGTCACCGGCCCAGTTATTTAAACAAATGGCTGATTCACAACAAGAAATATTTAAATATTCAAACTTTACAACTTCACAGTTTGCAACACAAGCCGTATTGTTGGCAAAAATGAATACATCAATGAGTACGATGTCCAAAGCATCGGATTCTATGGTTTTAAACTACAAAGATAGTATTAAAGCGGAGATGAGTTTATCGGCAATGTTGGGTAAAAATGTAAATCTATCAGAAGTTAGAGCTAAATTGATGTCAGGAGATATGGCAGGTGGGGCATCTGCATTAAAAACTGCATTGGGTGGTGTTGATATAAATTCAATGAATGCATTCCAAAAACAATCATTGAGTCAAGCTACCGGTATGGATATCAATGAATTAATGAATTTAACTCAATCCAAAGGTGGTGGTGCAGCAGGAACTATTTCAGAAAAAAATGCAGCAAAAACTGGTGCATCAATTGCAAATGGTGCATTGAATCAAGATATTGCAAACGAAGCTGCTAAACTTAAATTGGAACAAAAGTTTAGAAAAGAAAGTTTGGAATTTGAACAAAAGGAAAGATTACAAATGTTGGGAGTTGAACAACAAATGAGACTTGAAGGAATTAGACTGGAACAAACTTTTAGAATAAAAGCAGCAACACTTGCGGCCGAACAAGATATTTTAGATTTACAAAATAAACTTGTAAAAGAAGTAATGTCTGAACAAGTTATATCTGGAATAAGTGGTCAATATAAAAATAGTTTAGATGTTTCGAGAGTACAATCTAAAACACAAGGTGTTGGAATAACACCAGCTGGTGGTATAAGTTACACAAGTTTGGCAGATAGTACCAAAAAAGGTGGCCAACCAACAGTAGCTGCAATAGACACACAAAGTAAATTGCAAGATACAAAATTAACACAACAAATAACAAAACAAGCTGCATTGTTAACTGAGTCTGCCTATTCGGTAAAATTACAACAAGAGATGGTTGCAATGTTAGGAATTAATGCTTCACTTTTACAACAAATAAGTGACAATACTACAAACGATACACAGGTAAATATCAATGGAAAAGTATTAAGCCAAACACTATTGAATCAAGCTCGTAGAAGTTATGGTGTAGCAAGAACTGCATAATATTTGGAATAAAGATATTTATAAGTAAATACTACTATTTCATAAATGGCAACAATACGAGATTTATTTAAATCGCAAAAAAAAGAAATCTACGGAAAGACTGAAAATATCAGAATTGAAAGTAGAGGATTAATAAACCCACCAAGAGGTGCTGCATTACTTGCATCATCTCCAAATGCCATTGCAGATTTAATTGGAGGTCAAATAGGTGGTGCAATTGGTGGAAGTGCAAATAGACCATCGGACACTATTTTTAGAGGAAAAGGTGTTTTCAATAAACCAATATCATTATTTAAAACACAAGAAGGTTTAAGGAATGTAGTTGATGCGGATACAGATTATTTCATAAAACAATCACCATCTCCAAACTCAATCTTAGCAACTTTAAACCAAGGAGCATCTAACTTAGGAGGTGTTGCAACTAATCTTGCAATTAACGCCGTTACAAAGGGTGGTTTGAAAAATTTGGCAAACTCATTAAAAAAACCAAAACCACAGGTATATAGTAATAAGAATAAATTTTCAAAAACCATAGATATAAATAAACAATGGGATATTGATTTAGTTCAAAATTATGATAAAATTGAAGATGATAAGTTAAGTGAATTTATAAAAACCCAAACAGGGAAAAATCAAGTATTAGTTTTATTTAAAAAATATGGTAAATCTACTACAATCCCATTTGAAGGAACGGTTTCCGGATTGAGTGAAGATGTAACACCTGAATGGACTAATTTTAGATATGTTGGGTCACCATTTAAAGTGAATAGATATCAGGGTGTTGAAAGAAGTATAAAATTTAATTTAAAATTGTATTATCTAACTAATGGCCAAAAACAAAATATGGTTAAAAAGATAAACTATCTAAAATCATTAGCATTTCCATATGATGAAATTTCCGAAATAAAATATGGTGGTGAAAAGCAAACATCACAGTATGCATATTCTCCAAATTTAGTATATCTTACAATTGGTGATATGTACAAAAATATATTTGGATTTATTGAAAGTTTGTCGTTTTCAATAGAAGATAATGTTACGTGGCCATCTAACTTTGATGACCCAACCGATACCTTCATGTATCCATCGGTAGTTGATGTTTCTATTGGTATGAAAATAATAGAAAATCATAAAACGGAAACCGATAAAGGTGGTATTACAACATATAAATATGATTTTGATGGTAGAGGAAATGACAACTACATATCAGAAACAACAAATACAACTCCAGTAAACAATTCAATACCTGAAATGAGGGGTGTTTCTCAAATGAGACAATTGGGAACATAAATAAAATTAAATGGCAAATAGATATCAATATAGTCAACCACTACAAACTAAAGGAACTAAAAAAAAATATTTGGGTAGCACTATCTATCCTAAAATAAAACCATCGGATGATGATTTATATATTATATCCGAATCAAGTGATAGATTAGACATTCTTGCATCAAAATACTATAATGATAAAACACTTTGGTGGATTATAGCAACTGCAAACAATTTAAATGATGCATCGTTATCAATCACACCTGGTACTCAAATGAGAATACCATCAAATTTGTCAAGAATATTGAACGATTTTGAAAAAATAAATAAATAATAAGTTATGCCGTTTCCATTTATAAAACCATTAGAAGAGTGGATAGTAAAGAAATTAGAAGAAAGAGAAGCTAATAGAAATTATATTAGTACATTATCACCATTTGCAATGATGTCTAGTGGTGCAATTGTTTTGAAAAATAAAACATCCCAAGAAATTAAAGGATTATTTGCAGACCAAAACTATGGAACCGACTCTACTACATACTATGGATGTGTAATTACAAATACTACTGATGTTTCAAAATTATATCAAACAGGCAAAACCATTGTAGGTTATGATTTAAATGGTAAAGAAATTGTAGTAGAAGGAGAAACTAATAGAAGAGTATCGATTCCAATTATAGAAAGTATAGAAATAGATACCGATGGTGGAAATAATACTTTAAAAACGGCACAAGTTAAAGTTAGAGTATTTACTTTAAAACAATTAGAAATGTTTGAATTGTTTTTTTTAAGACCATCAATGAGTATCGTTTTGGAATATGGTTGGGGAACCGGTGTTAGAAATAAATCAAAAGCAGCTATAATAGAAAAATATTTATTTGCAAAGAAAAAATTTGATGACTATAAAAAAGTTTACGTTGATTTATTTACATTGGATTCTACAAAAGGAGACTACATAAAAGCTCTTAAAGAAACGGAAGGTGAATACGATTTTATGGTTGGCAGGGTAACAAGTTTTAATTATTCTCCCACCGAAAATGGTACATATGATGTAACTATTGAAATATCTAGTGGAAACGAATTACAATTATGGCCTGCATTAAAATCTGGAAAAGATTCCGTTCTTACATTGAAAAAAAATGATAAAAAAATAACAAGTTATGATTCTTTTATTCAAAAAATAGCAGCAGATTTTGGTAGAGAAGATTTTATAAAATTATTTAAAGGCGATGAAAAGGAATTTTTTAACTATGGTGTGACTAACATACAACAAAAAAATACCGCAGTTTCAAAGACACCATACATTTCAATAGCAGCTATAATTAAACTAATAAATAATTTAAAAACGTTTTCTTTACAAAAAGAAACAATTTCCGTTAATTATGAATATGGTGGTAAAAAAATTATACCTGTAAATTCAAATCCAATGTTGATATCAACGGATGAATCTGTTATATTTCCAGGAAAATTACCATTGGTAGATTTAACTGCAAAAACAAATATTGTTGTATTAAAAGAGACCAGAATAGATGGTATAATAAATGAAAAATCTTTTAATATAGATGATTCTCCAATTTATGATTTTAGTGCCAGTTTACCAATAAAAACAAATAAAAAAACAATAAAAAGTTTAGTTGATAATACCAACATTGAAATAAACTCAAATACAGGAAATTTATTAAATATATTTTTTAGTTATAATAGATTTGTAGAAATATTACAAAATTCAAATAGTATAACTGATTTACTCAATTCCGTATTATCAACTATACAAAGTGCTATGCTAGGAATGTGTAATTTGGAACTACAAGTAAAAGAAGATTCACCCGGACAAAAATCTTTGGAAATTATTGATAGAAAAATTTCACAAATATCGATAAAAACAGGAACCGCATCTGAAAAATCAACTATACATAGATTTAAAATAGGTGTAAAAGAATCCATAGTTAAAAATTTCACTTTTAATATGGAAATGAGTACATTAATGCAAGCACAATCATTGTACTCAACTCAACTTGCAATTGCAAATGCAAATAAAAAAACAGGTACAGAAGCTTCAAAGGAAATAGATGGATTGGTTTCTGCAGACTTATCATATGCAACAAACGCAGATGGATATTTTTCAGTAAATGATATGGAAGTCAGTATAGTAAAAGAAGCAACAAAAAAACAAAAAAAAGAACAAGAAGAACAAGATAAAAAAAAGACCGAAGCAGACAAGAAAAAAGAAAAAGAAGAAGTAGATAAGGAAGTCAAAGAAGAACAAAAAAAATTAAATGAAGCTTATCAATCTAAATTTGTAAAATTTTTAATTGGAAAAACTTCACAAAATTTAATATATAAAGATAGTGGGTTAGTTCAATTATATATGATGCCAAAAACACCAAGTGGGTCTACTGCATTAACATTTTTAGAAATAACATTGGAAATAGACGGATTGGCCGGATTTAGTTGTGGTGAATATTTTCAAATTGATGGACTACCAGAAATATACAATAGAAATGGATATTTTCAAATACTAAATGTAAAACAAGGTATTGACGAAAATGGTTGGAAAACAACAATTGAGGCAGCGTATTTATTAAAAGCAGAATAAAATGTATAAAGATTTAATAAAAGATAGAGAATTATATTCATTGGATTTTCCAAAAACAATTGTACCATTTCCAAACGATATTGATTACGAAAACGGATTTGTAAATAGATATTTTACACAAAGAGTAAATGATTCGAATTCTTTTGTTTTTGAAGTAAATTTGGAAGAGTATGGTTTACTATTAGAAAATCCATATTGGACATTGGGAGAAATAAGATGGAGAATCACAGGCCCAACATCACCGGTATATTCAAACAATGGAATTATGACGGATATTGGTGTCGTAACATCTAATGCCGCATCCATTTCAATAGTATCAACTAAAATCAAAAACATAGGATTATACTTACCTAATCTATTACAATTTCATAAATAATAATTTGGTATTATAAATAATTTTTAGTATATTTAATTATAAACAAAATAAAGTTATGTCAAAATTTAAACATCTTACCAACGAAGAAATCCAACAAATGACATTTGATTGGAGATATAAAGGTTGGACGGTATTGGAATTACTTACCGAAACAGAAGTTGATGAAATCAACGAAGAATTAGATAGACTACGTTTAGAACGTAATACATCTGAGCCCGAAAAATGGCAAGAGTATGAACCATTTATGTATCCACACAAATTGTCATCAAAATTGGAAAAATTATTTACACATCCTAAAATGATTGAAGCAATGGAATTCCTAATGGAAGGTGATGTTATAGGATTACAAACTTGGGCATATTTTAAACCAAAAGGTGAATTGGGTAGAGACCAACACCAAAACGCATTCTACACAGGATGTGGACATAATGAAATTATCAATACTGCATTAGCATTAGATAATCACGACCCTGAAAACGGAGCAGTATGGAACTATGAAGGTTCACATAGATTACCGGTTTTACCGATTGAAGATAATGAAGAAAGAAAAGCAACTAATACTCTAAACTGGAGAAGTGAAAGAGGTAAAAGTTGTGTAATGCCAGAAGGACACGATTTCCGTAAGGTTGAGGGATATCTTAAAAAAGGACAAGTTGCATTATTGCATTCACATGTTGTTCATGGTTCTGACCCAAATAAAGATACAACAAGAATGAGAAGAAATTTCTTGGGTGGATACTTGAAGAAGGGTGCATATTTTCATAGTGGTAATCAAATGAAAAGAGAACCAATCGATATTTACGAATTACGTGAAAAACATTGGGGAGAATAAATTTTGTAAATCAAAATATTTTTAGTATATTAGTAGGGTATGAATCTAATTGAAGATAAACATACCCTACTTTTGTTTTTAGGG